TGTGTACCTCGTGAAGATGTAAAATCTTGGTTCATTGCAACTGTACTATAAGGAAGTGATGAGATATGAAAAAAATGAGAGCTATTGAAAATATAAGAGTCGAAGAAACATTATATAAACCAGGAGAAGAATTTGAAATTTCTGAGGAAGAAACTCAAAGATTAATTGATTTAGGAGCTGCAGAGTTCGTTAGTAGCGAAATAGAAACAGCTGATAATGAGGGAACTAACTCAGAAGAAGAAACTAATGTTGGTGGATTAAAAGAAGCAAAGACACCTAAAAAAGGCACAAAAAATGAATAACACTTTTAAAGATGATATTGATAAGACCTTTTTTACAGATTTTGCTGAAAAAATTAACTTGTCAGGAGTAAAACTTAAAGCAGTAATAACAAAAGTACAAAGTAATCCAAAATTGACAGGAAAATTTAAAGAAAATCTTGACTCTACTACATTAATAAGAAATGGTTTAAAAGTCTCTATTAAAACTAGAGACTTACCACCTTCTATTTCTGTTGAAGTAGGAGAAGAAATAAAAATTAATAAAATTTCTTACTATGTTTTTGATGTTGAAAAAAGACATGGAATGACACATATATATGCACAAAAATATGAGGGATAGATATGTATACTCTTGAAATATCAGATGAAAGTTTAAAAAAACTTGAAAAAATTGGTAAAGAATTTTCAGGAATGGATAACAAAATTGTAAAAGAAGCACTAAGAAAAGCTCTTAATTATGCCAAAAAAGAAGAAAAGAAGTTTATCAAATCCAGGTATTCTTTACAACAAAAAGTTGATGCTAATTCTTTAAAATCAAAAATAATATCAACTGATGGTGTTCTTTTAGGAAATACTAAAAGAAATAAAGTTTCTGAATTTGCAATATCTAAACCAAACCCTGGAAAGAGTAAACAATATATAAAAACTAAAATAGTAAAACCAAGACCAGAAATGACTTGGAAAACATTATTTTGGGCTTTTTGGAAAAATGGTAATCCTAAACTTATGTTTAGAGTAGGAAAAGAAAGGCATAAGATAACATTAGCAACCTCTTTATCTGTAAGAAATATGGGATTACAGATTGATAATGAAAAAATATATGAAGAAATTCAAAAAATATTTTCAAAAGTTTTAGAAGAAAGGATAGATGAATTATGGAGGGAATAAATCCATTAAAAAAGAACAGTTTAGCATTAGAAGGTGCTATAAAAAAAGCATTTTCAGAAGCTAAAATAGAAAATTTTAAATTTTTTAGAAGTTATATTCAGCCTGATAATCTTGAAAATAGAATAAATAATGCTGGAAGTAATAAAGAAAATAAGTTCCCTTTTGTTATTATAAGACCGATAAAATCTGTACAAAAATCAAAAAGTGGAGTTACTTCTAAAATTGCTACATTCTTAATTAGATTAGGAACAGAAAATAAGGACTATGAAAATGGATTTTTTGAAATAGCAGGAATAGCTGAATATTTAGTAGCATATTTTACAAAACATTCATCAGCAATTGAAAGAAAAGATGGATTTAGCTATTCAATAGATTTAGAAACTATTGAAGCTTACTTAAATGAAGAAATGACTGGTGGGGACTTTTGGATTTATGACATTCTTTTACAATTAAATATTCCAACTGTTCCACATACAGCATATATAGAAGAAACTAAAAGAGAAGTTTCAAATGAAAAGGAGGAAAAATGGCAACATTAAAAAATGATAAAGAGAAAGATAAATCAGCAGTTACAGAAACAACAGAAACAACAAATAATACAGAAATAAATGTAAATACTGAAACATCTAATACAGAAGCAGTTACTCATAATCAAGTAACTACTGAAATAAAAGCAGAAAAAAAAGAAGATAAAACTGATAAAACTTATATCTACATTGGTGAAGAACTTACAAAAGATGGTTTTATCTTAAAACATAAAGGTTTCTATACTTCTGAACAGTTAAAAAGAATAGAAACTGGAATATCAGACTATGATGAAATTAAAGAAAATTTCATAGATTTAGATGAATATAGTGAAAATAGATAGGAGGAAAAATGGCAAAGTTTCAACATGGTACAAGTTATAAAGAAATGCCTTCAGGCTTAAAAATATTTGCAGAAACTCAGACACCAACTGTAATAGTTGGAACAGGAACTATTAACATGGGAGATATGAGCTGTGTTAATAAACCTATTCTTATTCAAAACTCAAAAGATGCAGCTACTTATTTTGGAGGAGCTAATAACATAAAAGGATTTACAATCAATGAAGCATTATACCTAGCTTTTAATGTATATAATGTAAAACCTATTATTGTTATAAATGTTTTAAACCCTGGTGAGCATAAAACTGCTCATACAGAGCAAGATATTGTTGTAAAAGATTTTAAAGCAACTCTTGAAAAGATTGGAATTATAAATGATGAAAATTTGATTATTAAAAATGGTGAAACATCTACATTGATAGCAAAAGAAAAATATTCTTGTTCATTTGATAATGAAGGAAAGTTAATAATTACATTAGCAAAAACTGAAACATCAGTTAAAAAATTAGAAGTTTCATATAATTTCTTAGATGTTAGCAAATTAAAAGAAACTGATGTAATCGGAAGTATAGATCCACAAACATTAGAAGCAAAAGGACTTGAATGTTTAAAGGAAATATTCCCTAAATATTCAATGATACCTAGTTGTGTAGTTGCTCCTGATTTTTCAACAGCAAAAATAAGAGTTGCATTAGATGCTAAATCAGCTGTTATAAATGATAAATGGGCATCTATGTCAATTCCTGAAATGCCAAATACAACAAAGTATGGAGAAGTTATAGCATTTAAGAAAGAAAAAAATTATATAGATGCTGACCAAGCAATAACTTGGGGTTGTCCTTATCTTGAAGATGAAGTATTTCACTTTTCAACAGTAATGGCATTACATATGCAATCAGTAGATGCACAATTTGGTGGAGTTCCTTGTGAAAGCCCTTCAAATAAAAATATCAAAATGCAAGGTGTTGGATATTATGAAGGAAGTACATTTAAAAAAGTTAATTTGGATGAAGCAGAGGCTAATTTATTAAATGAAAATGGAATTTCTACAATAATTAGACAACCAAATGGAACTGTATTCTGGGGAAATAGAACTTCTGTATTCCAACCAGGTGGAGAAACAGACCCAAAAGATGTATGGATACCAGTTAAAAGAATGTTTAAGTATATTGGAAATACAATAATGCTAAACAATACAGTTGAAGTTGATAAAGGAATGACACCTTCACAAGCTAAAAGCATAGAAACTAATATAAATGTTTGGTTAAACTCTTTGACTAATGATAATAAATTACTTGGTGGAAGAGTTGAATTTAAACCTGAAGAAAATGTTGAACAAGATATGATAGCAGGGAAATTTAAATGGCATATTTATTTAGGAGCAATTATTCCAGGGGAAAGCTTGGAATTTAGATTGGAGTATGACTCTAAATATTTAAAATTATTATTTCAAAGATAGGAGGACTGAATGATTAGATCAACAGTAATTGAAGATGCAATTATAAGGCTAAATGGAACAGATGAGCTAGTAGGAATAGCGAATATTACTTTACCTGATATAGAACATAAAACAGAAGCTATAACTGGGTTGGGGGTAATAGAACACGATGAGCCTATTCCAACAGCATTTAATGCTATGAAATTACAACTTAAATTTACAAATAGAAGTAAAGACATTATGTTTGGGTATGGAAGTAATGTAAATTTAACAGCTAAAGCAGCAATCCTAGTTGAAAATTCTGAAACTCATGAAAATGATGAGATTGAAGCAATTTTTTCTTTTAAAGGAAAAAGAATTAAAACTAGTGGTGGAGATTTAGGTAAAGCTGTAAAAAATGAAACAGAATTAGAGTTTTCATTAACTTATTACAAAGAAGAAATTCAAGGAAAAGTTATACATGAAATTGATGTATATAATAAAAAAGCTGTTGTAAATGGTAAAGATTTATATGAAAAAGTTAGAAGTATTTTATCTTAATAGGAGGAAAAAATGGGAGATTTTAATAAAGAATTAAGAGAGGCAAATGCAGAAATAAATAAAAGAAATGGAGTAATTGAATCAGCAGTTGATGAAAAAAAAGATGATATTGAAGAATCTAAAAAAGAAAAAGGTTTAGTTAGAAAAGTTAAACTTTCTGATGGTAGAGAAATAACATTTGATTTTGGAAAATTAACTGGAAATTCAATTATGGAAATAAAGAAAAATTATGGAAAATTAAGAAAAAAATCAGCAACATTAGTGGAAGAACTAGATGATTTTTATTATATGCTAGTTGCAGAATATGTATCTGCACATTCATATGAAACATTCTTAAAACTTTCATATAAAGATTTTGCAAAGGTAAGAGATGAAGTTAGAGATTTTTTGCAGGAAGATTAATAGAAGATCTTGAGAGAGAACATGCAAAACTTTTAGATGAATTAATAGTAGAACTTAACAATCCATTAGGAGTGAATATGAATATTTCATACTCATACTTAATGGGTTGTGATATATACAGAATAAGAGAACTTGTAGAAACAGTTGAAGAAACTCTAAGAAAAAGAAGGAGGTGATATTGTTGGGAAAGAAAATGGATTTGATTATGAGAGTGCAAGGGCTTATAGACAAATCTTTGCCTGGTAATTTAAAAAAATTAGCTAATGAAGTTAAAAATTTAAGAGTTGCTAGGCAAAAAATGGAAAAGGCTCAAAGAACTTTAAAAGCTCAAAAAGAGCTAAACAAAGAGATAATGAACAATGTTTCTAAATATAGAAAACTTAGAAATGAATTAAAAGCATTGGATGAGATAAAAAAGAAGAACAATAGTCTTACTGATGCTGAAAAAAAGAAATATGAGAGCTTAACCAAAAAAGCTAAAGCCTTAGAAACAACTATAAAAGCACAATCTAAATCATTCCAAAAGTATGGAATGGAACTTAAAAAATTGAAAATTCCTTTTGACAATTTACAAAGTGAAATTGACCAAACTATAAAAAAAGAAAAGGAATTAATTGCTCAACAAAAAATAGTTGCTAAAAGCCAAGGTTTTTTTAAAGGTGTCAAAGATAAAGTAAAAACTGGAATGAAAGTTGCAGCAGTTGCTACCATAGGTGCAGCAATTGGGATAGGAACTTCTTCTGTTAAAGAATATTTAGAATTTGATAAACAAATGATAAAAGTTAAGGCTTTAACAGGAGCTACTGCTGAAGAATATGAAGCTTTAAAGAAAAAAGCAATGGAAGTTGGAAAAACAACAATATTTACTTCTGAAGAGGCAGCAGCAGGTATGGAAAAATTTGCATTAGCTGGATTTAAACCAAAAGAGATAATAGCAGCAATTCCACCTATTTTTGACCTTGCAACTGCATCAGGGGAAGATTTTATTATGATATCAGATATGATATCTGATCATATGAATGCTTTCAATATTGGAATAAATGATGTTGGACATGCAGCAGATATTCTTGCTAATACTATGTCAAGAAGTAATACCAATATTCAAATGTTGGGAGAGGCATTTAAATATGTATCTTCATCAGCTCATGATTTAAATATAGATTTAGCAACAGCCTCAGCTGCTGTTGGTTTAATGGGTGACCAAGCTATTAAATCAGGACAAGCAGGAAGAGACTTAAAACAAGCTTTTGCTAAGATAGCTGACAGTAAAGTACAAAAAGACCTAAAAAAACTTGGAATTAATATAAAAAATTCTAAAGGTGAATTTATAGGACTTGTTGATTTTGTAAGACAATTAGAAAAAGTTACTGGAAAAATGTCAGGTATAGAAAAGTTAGCCTTTTTAAAAGAAATGTTTGGAGATCAGGGAGCTTTAGCTATGAATAAGCTGTTAACTGCTACAAAGGAAGTTAATGGTGTTATGTACCAAGGAGCTGATGCATTAGCACAGTTTGCAAAAGAAAATGAAAATGCTACTGGAAAAGCAAAAGAAATGGCTAATACTATTCTTGATAGTGACTCTGGTAAATGGGCATTACTTGAATCAGCTATTTCAGATGTAAAAATAAAAATAGGACAAGCTATTTTTACAAAAAGCGGAAAGCAACTAATTGATATAGCTATTGAATGGTTAAATGAACTTTCAAATGTTCTTTCTGGAAATTTTAATGATACAAAGGCTAATAAATTTTGGCAGTCTTTTATAGAAAATGGAAAAATATTTTTAGATGCACTGATAAAAGTTGGGACAGTACTTTGGGGAATTTTTAGAATTCTAAATACAATAGGAATAGATAATATTATAGTATTTCTAACAGTTTTTAGTGTAACATCTAAAGTAATTAAATTTATTGGAGCATTTCAAAAGCTTACAACAACAGTACAGGCTGCTGGTGGAGTTATGGCAGTATTAAAAGCTGGAATAACTGCTTTAGGAGGTCCAATTAGTTTAATAGTTGCTGGAATAGCTGTTCTTGGATACATTATTTACAAATATTGGGATGAAATAAAAGCATTTGTAAAAGCTATTCCTGGATTTTTAGTAGAATTTTTTACAGGTGTTTGGAATGTACTTAGTGGAGTTATTGGAGCTATATGGCAAGGTATTGTAGATTTATTTAATTGGATATTGAATAAAATTACTTGGCTATGGGATAAGATTGTTGGAGTTTTTTCAACTTTATGGTCAGTACTTACTAAGATTTTTAGTGCTATTTGGGATAAAGTTACAGGGTTCTTCCAAGGTCTATGGGAAAGTATAACTGGACTTTGGGATAAAGTAAAAACTGGATTTTCTGAAAGATTTACAGCAATGTTAAATTCTTTTAAAGATACTATTGCTAGTATTGCAGAGAAAATAAAAGGCTTTTTTGCGAAGCCATTTGAACTTATGTCTGATGCAATAGCTGGTGCAAAGGAAAAAGCATTAGATTTTGCAAGAAAAATACCAGGAATGAAATACATCATTGGAGAAAAAGAAAATATAGGAACTGCAAAAGCTACAATAAATGGAAGCCATGCTAATGGATTAAATTATGTGCCATTTGACGGTTATATTGCTGAGTTGCACAAAGGTGAAAGAGTTCTTACAAAAGATGAGAATGAAAGTATCTTTGGAAGTTTAAGAAATAGACTTCAAAATGCTACTCAAAGTAGTAAATCAGAAAATAGCACAAGTAGTGAAAAGCCTATTACTTATCAAATTTACAATAGTTTTACTTTTAATGGAGTATCTGAAGATACTAAAAATAGCATTATAGAAAATTTACAAGAAAAGTTAAATGAACTTCAAAGACAATTAGAAAAAATGAAGGAGGAAAGAGAAACTTATGCAAGAACAAGTTTATAAGACAGAAGCAGGAGATACTTGGGATCTAATTGCTTTTAAACTTTTTGGAAATGAAAATCTTATGAAAGAGTTATTAGAAGAAAATATTGAACTCTCTGAAATAGTTATCTTTCCAGCTGGGGTTGAACTTTCTATTCCTGAAATAAAAGAAGATAAAAAGAGAGGTGTTGCTCCGTGGCTAGTTCAAATTTAGTTAGGAGAGCCTCTCCTACCTTTTTTATAGATAATAAAGATGTAACTGAAGAATTATTAAAACATATAGTTGATGTTGAAATTATAGATAATTTAGAAGGTACATTAGATGAAATTATAATAAAACTTAATAATGAAAATAATAGATTTCTAACAACAAACTGGGCTATTCCAAAGGGAACTCAAATAAAGTTTGGAATAAAAACTCTTAATTGGAATAGTGAATTTGAAGGAGAAAGCCAAAGTGATGTAGGAATTTTTAATATAGATATAAGACAATTCAACAGAAAAACAGCAACATTTAAAGGAATATCTGGTCCACTTAATTCAAGGGATGTTAAAAGGTCTAAAATATGGGCTAATATCTCTTTAGAAGCACTTGGAAAAGAGTTTGCTGATAAATATAAGCTAAAGTATTTTTATAAAGTAAAAAATAATATCACTTTAAAAAATATAAAACAGGAGGAAGAGGAAGATTTTTCCTTCTTAAATAAGATTGCCCAGGATGAAGGAGTAAAGTTAAAAATATCTAGTGGAATCCTTATCTTATTTGAGGAAGAAATACTATCAGAAAATACTCCTCTTTTAAGTATTAGCTTGAACAATGTTGAGGAATTTGAAATAAAAGATAAATCTAATGATATTTATGATGCTATTGAAGTTAAATACTTTAATACTAAAAAACAAAAAGAAGAAAAAGCAATCATAACAAAACATGAACTTGAAACAGGACAAAAGTCTGATAGTTATAAAAAGGTTTATGCTTTAAAATCTAGGGCTAAAAGTGGAGATTTAAAAAAATTAGCAAAGAAAACTCTTGAAAATGTCAATAAAAGAGAGATAGAAACAACTTTAAAAATTATTGGATGTAAGGAGTTATATTCTGGTTGCATTATAGCATTATCTGATGCAGGAGAGTTTTCAGGAAATTATGTAGTAACTAGGTTACAACATAATTTTCCAAAATTTACTACATCTATTGAAATGTATAAAATAAAAAAAGATGTGAAAAAGGAGAATAAAAAATGATTTCAGCATTAAAAGGAACAGTAGGAGTTATTCAAAGCATTAATACAACTGATTACACTGCCACTGTACAACTTCCTGAATATAACAACCAAATAACAGAAGGATTACAAATTTTATCTCCTATTACTTTTGGTAATAAAATAACTTCTATTCCAAAAGTTAATACCCCTGTATTTTGTATATTTTTAGAAGATGATACAGAAAGAGGTTTTATAATTGGAAGTTATTTCTCTGATAAAAATGTAAGTAATTCACAAGAAGATGAATATAGAATAGATTTTCAAGGTTCAAGTTTAACAGTAAAAGAAGATGGGAATATAGAGTTAAAAGGAACTTTGACAAAAATAGACAGTGAAGTTCTTATAACAGGAGATACAACAATAGAAAAAAATATAATAGTTTCAAATAATGCAACAATAAATGGAAGTATGAAAGCTGAAAAAGGTTTTGAAACTAATAAGGCAACATTAAAAAATGGAAAATTAGATGTTGAATCTATTGACTATAAGGAGATGACTAAGAAATGAGTATATTAAATAGATTAACAAAAGACTTTTTGAATAATTTTACTACATTTGATTTTTCAAGTAATTTAGGAAGTTATGGAGATATTATTTTTACTGTTGCTCGTGGGAATGTTTTAACTCCTGATGCCATTGATTTAAGTATTTCATCTAAAACAGAAGATCATGACAATCTTGGAGAAGCTCCTTATACAGAGTTTATTCGTAGAAATTTAAGAACTATTTCTTTAAATATTAAGTTAGTTTATACACTGACTAATATAAATGAAGCCTTATTAAAATTAGAAAAAATCTGTGAAAATGGAGAGTATTATCCACTTATTTTAGGAAATAAACCTCTATCAAAATATGGATTTATGTTAACAGGCTTTAAACAAGGAATAAAGAGTACAAACTCAAATGGAGAGTTAGAAATTGTAAACTGTTCTTTAACTCTAAAAGAATATATTCCGAAATTAGATAGACTTCTTTTACCTGCTACTAATAATTTAACTACAGAAAATAGAAGAAATAATAGTAGTGGAAAAAATAAGAAGAAAAATAAAAAAGTATTAAAGAAAAAATCTAAAAAGAATGTTTATTCAAAAGATAAAAATGAAAAAAAATGGCTACATGGATTAATTGAAGATGATTTAAGAGGATATTAATAGGAGGAAATTATGATAGTTTCAAATAAGACTATTCCTCAACATCCAAAATTAATGGAATTATATATTCTGTTAAATACAAAAAGAGGAACAGTACCACTCCATAGAGATTTAGGAATAGATAATAGAATGGTTGATAGACCAATTACTGTAATAAAAAATAGTATTTTTAATGACTTACAAATTCAAGTTAGTAAGTATATAAAAGGTCTTACATTAAATAATGTTGAATGTAAGGCTACTGAAAATGGACTTGAAATTGAATGTGAGGTTGAAATAGATGAAAGAATTTAATTTAATAGACTCTAATCCTGAAACAATTTTAGCGGATGCTTTAAGATTTCATGAAGAAATTACTGGAGAAAGATTAGAACTTTGTACAAAAGAAGCATATTTATACTCAACAGTTGCAGCATTATTATCAAACATAAAAGCAAATATGAATGATGTAGCAAAACAAAACTTCTTAAAATATTCAAGAGAAGAAAGATTAGACTTGAAAGGCAATTTTTATGGAGAAAGAGGAGCTAGATTAAAAGCTAACAAAGCAAGAACTACAATTAGATGTCATATTTCATCAGTTGTAGCAAAAGATGTTGTTATTGCAAAAGGTACAAGATTTCTTTATAAAAATTATATGTTTTATACAGAACAAGAGTACAAAATAAGAAGTGGAGAAACTTATGTTGATGTGATAGCTGTTGCTGAAATTGCTGGTAATTTAGGAAAAATACTAGCTGGTGAAATCAAAGAAATTGTTGATAGATACGAGTATATGAAAGAAATAACTAATATTACAGATGTAACAGGTGGTAGAGAAGAAGAGGAAGATGAAGAGTATAGAAATAGATTAGAACTTATACCTGAATCATTCACCACAGGTGGTTCAGAAGGCTCTTATGAATATTGGGTTAAGAAATCATCTAACCTAGTTACGGATGTCTTTATAAACAGTCCTAAACCTAATTACATTGATATTTATGTTGTGAATGGTTTGGAACATATATCACAAGAAGAAAAAACAAAAATAAAAAATTATATAGTTGAGAATAAAAATATTAAAGTTTTAAATGACCAGATAGAAATTAAAGACCCAATATTTCACAATTATAATATTGATTTAGATTACTGGGTTTATGATAGTTCGCTAGTATCGAAATCAGAAATAGAAAAAGAGCTGACAAATTCATTAGAACAGTATACTAAATCTTTCAAAATGGGAGAAAGTATAAACTTGCAAGATATTATAGATATTTCTAAAAGTGTTGAAGGTATAAGAAGAATAGAAATAAAATCTCCTCAAACTTATAAAGGGCAAAAATTTTATTTAGCAAAATGTGGAACTATAAATATTTCTTACAAAGGAGCAGAGTCAAGATGAAAGAGCAAAATTTTATATATGATGTAACGAACATAAAAGACCTTGCTCCTGATATTTTAAAAGATGATAAGCAATATAAAGTTATATTAACTGTTATAGATGCACTTATCTCAAAACACATTGTTGCTAATATAGAATATTTAGAGTTTCTTGAAAGAATAGATACTATGACAGAAAAAGAGATAGATATGCTTGCAAAAGAATTAAGTGTAGATTTTTATGATTTTTCTATGTCTGTTGAGGAAAAAAGAAAAGCATGTAAATTATCTTTTCAAATCCATTCAATTAAGGGAACAAATAAGGCTATTCAAGATGTTTTAAATATCTTTTATGAGAAAGCTAATATATTGGAATTTCCAGAATTTAATGGGGATAATGGAACATTCAAAATAGAAATTATGGGAACAACTAAAAATAACCTAGATATTATGATAGATAGAGTGGAAAAAACAAAAAAGAAATCACAACATTTAACAGGAATTACTTTTAAAAATAACTCTGTATCTCCTTTGTATATGGCAACACATATGAGATATGGAACAAAAGTAATACTATATCCACAACCAAGTTACTTCTATCTTAATAATCTAAACTTGGTAAATAAAAATGGAAAATATACTTTAGAAAAAAGAGGTGAAAGAAATGGCTGATTTTAATAGTCACATCATTACAAATGCTGGAAGAAACCTTTTAGCAAGAGCATTAGCTGGGGAAGGTAAAGTTCTATTTACCAAGGCAGCATTTGGAGATCAAAAACATTCAGGAAATTTAAGAGAAGTAACTGAATTAAAAAATAAAAAACTTGATTTAAATGTAATGAATATAAGAAATGATAATGGTACTGCTGTTTTAACAGTACAAATATCAAATGAAAATGTAGAACAATCTTTTCAAACAGAAGAATTTGGGGTATATGCAAAAATTGAAGGAGATATAACAGAAATTCTTTATTCATATACAACAGCTGTATCTGCTGATACTTTTCCAAACAACAGATTAGGAAAAACATATGAATCTATTCAAGATATCTATATGGCTATTTCAAGTGATATAGAAGCTGAAATATATGTAAGAGATGGTGTTATTTATTTAACAAGAGATATTGCTAACCAAGTCTATACAGAAACAGGATTAACAGCTGTTGGTAGTTTGAAAGGAAGAAATAACTTAGAAGCAGATAAACAATATCTAGCAGATAATGGACATTGGTATAAAAATATTGGTGGAAATAGAACTTGGGAAGCAACATCAGGAACTCCTGATGAACAATTAATTCCAATAACTTGGAAATACCTATATGAAAGTCTTAATAATAAAGAAAATCAATTAATACAAAATCTTAATGGAATTTTAGGACAAAATAACGGAGAGTTTCCTGTTGAACAGGCAGTGGCAGGAAATGTATATTATTTTCCAAGAAATCAAAAATATTACTATTGTTTAAAAAGCCAAACTAGTAGAGTGAGTGTTCCAAATGCAGACTTTGAAGAATTATCTATTTATCAAAATCGTAAGAAATTGGAAAATCTATACAATATTAAAACTTACAGTTACCATAATACGGAAAATGTAAATGCAGATATGTTTATACATTACACAGTATTAAAAATACTTAATATATGTGTATTGGAAATTAAATTTGCAAGATTAGCAGGAGCAAATATTCTTATGCCTGGGTCAGATTTACCAGCAGATTTTAGACCTAAAACAGATGTATATTTAGCTGGAACTGCTAGCACAGGTGGAATAAAAATGGATTATCATTGGTTAAAATTAACTCCTCAAGGAAAGTTTTACACTTTCAATAATGCTGGAGTAAATGTAAAGAATTTGCAAACTACAATAGCTTATATTGTTAATCCTTAGTGACAGAAATAACTTGACCTGATAGCTGTAGATTTCCAGAAAATCCTTGTCTAAGAGCTGGATAAAATTTTAATTTTTTAGTTGAAGGTTCAAAATGGATTTCTGCAACTTCACCAGTAGCACCCCCAGTACCATTTGTACAAGAAGCTTTAACATCTTCAGTATTTGTTAAAAACCAATCAGGTAAAATATAATCTGTTTCATAATCATTTTTAACATGAATATTCATAAAACTGATTATTCTAATTTTCCCAGCTGCTATTAATTTAAATGATTGGTTTAGAATGCCATTAGTACTATTAATTGTTATAGTTTCACTTCTAAAATTTGATAGATTTTCCACTGTGGAAAATTTCTACACATATAGAGAGTTTAATAATTATGCTCAAATAAAAGATGTAACAAGTATTACAGCTAGGGTATATACAGTTGGAAATTTAGCAATTACAAGTATAATAGTTGAAACTCCTAAATTGATTGGAAAAACAACAATAAAATTTCCAATTAAGTATAAAGCACCGCCATTTGTAACTTTCCAAGATAATGATACTGCCTCAACTCCACCTGGACCTCTTGGAATCAATTGGACTAATTTGGATTCAATTGAAGTACAAGGTTTTAATGGTGGTTTCACAATGTTAGTAGTTGGAGCAATTTAACTTAACTATTTACAGATAAAATTTGTGTAATAAAATTATTATCAGCTGTAGAATTTGTAACAGTAGAATGAGTAATTGTTATTACATTATTTTTAAAACTTAAAACAAATTCTCTTGTATCAGAAGTTATACCTACTGTAAATGCAATATCCCTATTTCTTATAATTTCTGTTCTTAATATGATTGGAGTAAAATAGTAAAAATTATTATCATCAGCATAATTTATTCCTATTATTTCTATAAATTTAGAGTTACTAGGAATTGTCCCAAGTGTCTGTCCTTTTGTTGCAGCTCTACCCTTAAAAATTTCAGAATATTTAAATAGATTTTCCACAGTGGAAAATCTAAGAAGAAAATCAAAAATGTTACTTTATAATGGTGGTTCCATAATTCCGAACAATTCTATCTCAGCTCCTCTTGAAGAATGGGATTACTTTACATTTGGAATAGGAACTGGTGTTAATAATGGAAAAGACAGAATGGCTTTTTTAGTCAGGAATTCGGTTCAATATAATGGTGATATTTTTAGATTTCAAGGAATAGAACTAGAGTATAATTCACAAAATAAAACTTTAAGAGTAATTAATAATGGTGGAAATTTATATTATATTGAGCAATATTCTTGCTTGACATAAATTAATTTTAAGCTAAATAAGCGATAATTACTTGTATTTGATTAAGTGGATATGTTTTAGCATTACTTAAAGCCCCAACTCTTATGGTTTTAGCAGATATATCTAAATTACAATATTCGCCCCAATTCCCTTGATTTACATTTGTTACAGATATTACTCTATTTACATTTATATGGCTAGGTAATGGAGCATACCATTCTGTTACATTTACACCAGGAACATAGTCTAATACATTTGTCATTTGGATTATTTCGACTTTGATTAAATTTTCCATTATTTTAAGAATTGTATAATTAACTTATCAAAAATAGGAGGTTTAATTATGCAATTAATGATTTTAGAAAATCTAAAAAAAGAAAATGTGGAAATTTATTTGGAGTATTTAAATAGTTGTAAAAGTAGTAATTGGGAAACTTGGGAAACAACTTATAAAACATATTGTAATAATTTTAAGTTATTTCTAGTGTGGTTTCAAAAGTCCTATAAAAACAGGCTTTTATTAAGTAAAGACACTTTATTAGAAATGCCTGGCATAATAGAAAATTATAGAAATTATTGTAGGAACTTAGGAAATAGTAAAAGAACTTTAATGAATAAGACCACTGCAATATCAACATTCTATGCCTGGTGTGTTAGAAGAAATAAAATCAAATATCATCCATTTTCAGAGAAATTGGATAGGTTAAGATTTACAGAAAGAGATAAGATAAGGAATAGCTATTTTTTAACAACAGAGCAAATACTTACTGTTCGTTTATATATGCAGGTTGAAACTAAAAAATATGATTTACAAGATAGAATTTTATGGGAACTATTCTTAGATAGTGCCTGTAGGATATCAGCAATTCAAAACTTAAAATTAGAGCAATTAGACTTGGAAAATGGATACTTTACAGATGTTAAAGAAAAAGAAGGTTATATAGTAAATGCTTTCTTTTTTCAAAAGTGTAAAGAATTACTTAAATTATGGTTAAAAGAAAGAGAAGAAAAAGGAATTACATCTGAATGGCTATTTATTACAAGGTATAGGAAAGAATATAGACAGATGACACAGGGAGCAATTAGGCAAAGAATAAAAAAGCTAGGGAAGATACTAGAGATAGAAGATTTATATCCACATACATTAAGAAAAACAGCCATAAATCTTATTAATAATTTAGCTGGATTAGGACTTGCTTCTAGTTATGCAAATCATAGCAGTAGTGGAGTTACAAGTAAACATTATATACAAAAAACAAGTGCTACAGAAATAAGAAATACTCTTATAGTAGCAAGGAAAAAATTAGGTATTTTTTAGCAAAAAAGTATGGAGATTTTCAAATTTATAAAGAAATTAATGTTATTTTTATTAAGTTTGAAGTTATTTTTTAACTTATTCTTGTTATCAAAAGCTAAGAAAATGTTATCAAATAGCTTCAAAGTGTGATTCAAACCATTAAAAATCTGAATAAATTTGAAAATCTATTCAAAATGGAAAGGAGAAAATTATGTTCTATATATATACAAAAGAGAAAAGAGCAAAAATTAAATTTACAGTCAATTTAACTGCAGAAGAGGTAAAACAATTCATGGATAATAACTTGTTCTTAGATTATCCAGAGTTAAATCAAGATGATTATGTCATAGTTGAAAAAACTGAAAGTTTTAAATACCCAACTTATGATGCTGCAACTAGCAGCATAAGAGAAATGTCTAGAAATGAACTTATAGAAGAAGGAATAGAAATCCAATTAGAACCTGGAGAAATAATAAGAGATAAAAAACTTATAAAAGTTCCAAAACCTGAAAAAAATGAAAAATATTTAATTTGGGATAGAGAAAAAGGTATATGGGAATATGACTCAAAAAAAGAGAAAGAAGATTATTTTCAATTAGTTGATACATTAAAAGCTGAAGCATTAGAGTATGGATTTGATTATCAAGGACACAGACAAAGACTTAGAATAAAAGACTTAATATATATGGAAATTGCTATAAAATCGTTAGAAATTTCAAAAAAGAAATTCAATAAAAATTTTAAATCTACATGGTATTTTCATGATAATTTTGAGATAACAATGTCAATTGAAGATTTTGAAGATATGATGTTTTCAGGAACAATGTTTATTCAATCTATATTTAATACTGAACATTATTTTAAAACAGAGGTTGAACCTAAAGATTTAACAAAAGAAGAATTTAAAAATAAAATAAATGAATTACATAATTTAGTTATGAAAAAAGTAGGAGGTAAAGAATGAAAAAATTTGCACTAGTAATAGGTCATAATCCTAGAGGAAAAGGAGCTCACAGTATATATTTAGGATTGTCGGAATATGAATATTGGAGAAATGTATGTGATGAAATTAATCAAATAGATGATAGTATTGATATTTATTCAAGAAAACCTGAAGAAAACTATATTCAAGAAATGAAACCTGTTGTCACTGAAATTAATAAACATAATTACAATTTTATTTTAGAATTACATTTTAATGCAGCTTCGCCACAAGCAAAAGGATGTGAAAGTTTAGTTTATTTTAAAAATGAGGAAGCTAAAAAAATTGCTACAACTTTTATGAATAAATTAAAAGCTGAATATGGAAGCAATATAAGAAAAGAATGGAACAAATTAAAAGAAAAGAAAATAGATAAAAATGGTAAGGAAGTAGTGATAGAAAAGACAGTAGAAACAGAGGGAATAATCCTCATTACTGATTCCAAAACGAGAGGAGGTTATGGAATATGCAATACAAATTGTACTTATGTTTTGGTTGAACCCTTCTTCGGAACTAACGAAGAAGCAAGTAAATTTAAAGATGTAAGAAAAATGGCACATTTTATAGTTGATTTTATAAATAGTATGAAAATTTAGGAGGTTTTTAATTATGGATAAAAAATTAATATGGCAAGTTTTAGGATATATATTTTCAGTGGTTACTTATATTGCATTAACTTGGAGATATAAAGGCAAGGAAGAAGCAACAACTGAAGTAAGAAATGAAGTAATGAAACAAGAATTGGCTATACAAGGGAAAGGTCTAGGAGAACTTAAAAAGAAAGCAGTTCAAGAATTTGTTTCTAAATTACCGCCTCATGTAAGAATTTTTATTAATGAAAATACAATAGAAGCAGTAGTAAAAGAACTACAACCAATTTTTAAAAAATTAAAAGAGGGGAAAGATAATGGAAATAACAAAACTAGTGACACATCCACTTTATGATGGAAAAAGACATGAGTTATTCCAGGATTATATTTATGAAGTTAATGGGTACAGAATTACTGTACCCAAAGGCTTTATTACAGATTTAGCTTCTGTTCCTCGTTCATTTTGGACTATATTCCCTCCATTTGGAAAATATACTCCAGCTGCTGTTATTCATGATTTCCTTTACAGTGAACACAATACAACAGGAATAAATAGAACTTTAGCTGATAAAATTTTCCTACATATTATGAGAGAATTGAATGTGGGATTTTTAAAAAGAAAGGCTATGTATAGAGCTGTAAGGCTATTTGGAGAAACTTCCTGGAAAAAGAAAAAAAATAATGAAGGCTATAAAGATAAGGCAGTAATAGATAAAACAGATGAAGCTATATCTTATTATGGTCATTGGAAAAAGATACTTAAATTGTAATTAGGGGTTGGTATAGTGGGGGCATTCATGATAAAAGTTGGAGCATTTATAGTAAAAATGTGGGCATATTTTATTGCTTTTTTAATTTGGCTTATTGGTGGATTTGATACCTTAGCAAAGGTTTTAATGGGGCTAATGTTAATTGATTATGCATCAGGAGTATATGCTGGATATAGGTTAAAGAATCTAAATTCAAAAAGAGCATATAAAGGAATAGAAAAGAAGTTATGGATTTTAGCTTTATTATGTGGAGCATCTTTAATGCACAGATTAGTTCCAGGTATTGGTTTTAGAAATTTAGTTGGAATATTTTATTGTGCAACTGAATTATTAAGTATTGTAGAAAATGCTGCTAAAGCAGGAGTACCTGTCCCTAAGAAATTGAAAAAAGCATTAGAACAATTGAAAGATGAGGATAAAGAAAAGAAAGAATAAAAGGGCAGTTCAACTCTGTCCTTTTTTTTATAAAAAAAAACTTTAAAGGTTCAAAAAAATATCTTGACTTTTTTGAACCTTTAAAGTATAATAGATATATAAGGAGGTGAGGAAATGTCAACTTTGAAGGAGGTATTGGAGATAATCTTTTACATCTTATCTATCATTGTTCTTATCAAGCAATTGAGAAAATAGTGAGAAATAAGATGTAATGAGAGAAAGGAGGTTTGAGAGTGATTTCACTCCTCCAATCTCCCTTACCTTCCTTTAAAAAATTAAAAACTAGGAGGGATACAATGGAAGTATTAAGAACTATAAATGATATATTACAACCTATAACATTAATACTTGTGATAATAGTATTAATCAAATTAAATAAAAAGAAATAAGCCCTTTTAGTTATATAACTAAAAAGGCTTGAAAATGTCAACTTTGAATTTGTAATTTATTATAACATTTATATCAATTAAAATCAAGGAGGAAAAATGAAAGGTATAAAAAAGATGGGAAGACCTCCTGCAAAAGACCCTATTAGCTATAGTATAAAAATAGGATTAAATAAAGAACTTTATGAAAAAGTTCTTGAATACAATGAAAAGACAGGAAATTCAATAGCTGAAACAGTAAGAGAAGCATTAAAAATATTGTTGAAAAAATAAGGAGAAGTAAAATGGAAAAATTAGCTTTTGAAATATAAAAATACTTTACTGTAAAAAATGAACTTTAAACATAAAATGTACTCTAAAAAGAGAATAAAATTTTATGGAGGTAAAAAATGGAATTAAAAGAATTTAGTACAGCAGTAGGAACAGTATTAGGATATTATAAAGAAAGAGTTAAGAACTTAAAAGGTATTACAGATATAGATAATGCCCTAAAAGAAATAGGAAGAACTAAAGAAGTAAAAAGAGCAAAAGAATTAGTTTATAATATCAGTATGTCAAATAGTAATATAGAACTTGAAGATAGGATAAGAAGAAATATAAGTGATATAATGTTATTTGAAGATAAAGAAGCATTGGATGCGAATTTAATGCTAGGATATTATTATAAGGAACAAGCATAGAAGCAGGATCTTATTCCTGCTTTTTTATAATTGAAAAATAAAAAAAGGTATAAAAATATCTTGCCTTTTTCTAAATATATAAAGTATAATAAACATATAATAGTTAAACTTAACAACTTAAGATA